AGATGTTTTAGCGGATGTTGATGAAATTGTGTCGCAGATAGAAAGTTTTTAGGAGGTGGCAGTATGGCATATATACCTACACCGCAACAACAGCAGTTTGCAATGATGCTTGCCGATCCCAACAACAAGATGACGATGGCGGAACGTGCACGAGAAATCGGTGTAACACCAAAGACGCTTTATGCATGGATGAACAATCAAGACTTTATGGGCTATGTTAGCGGTCTCATCGACAAGAACACCGATATGCACCTCGCTTATGCTTGGAAGTGCTTAGTGGACAGGATGCAGCGAGATACGAACGCTATTAGGCTTTTCTTTGAGTTGAAAGACAAGATAAGACAGCGTCTTGAGGTTACAGGACAAACAGCAATGACCGTGAAATTCGAGGGCATACCAAGGCCACAGCGACCTGAAGCGAAGGACGCTGAAAATGCGTAGTTTCACTATTGACTACACTCCTACAGAAAAGCAAGCTAAATTTCATAGCTGCCCTGCTGATGAAGTGCTGTTTGGCGGAAGTGCAGGCGGAGGCAAAAGCATGGCCCTCCTTATGGAGGCTATCGTAGAGGCTTTGGAGGTTCCCGGTAACAGATGCCTGCTTATGCGCCGGACTTATCCAGAGCTTGAGAAATCTCTTATTCATACTTCGCTCCAAATAATACCAAAAGACCTTGGACGCTATAACGATGGCAAGAAACGGTGGACATTTGTCAATGGCTCTATCATAGATTTTGGCTACTGTGAGAACGAAAACGATGTAACTAAATATCAATCTGCAGAATATGGCTTTATCGGCTTTGATGAGCTTACCCATTTTACAGAATTTCAGTATACATATATGCTATCAAGACTTCGTTCAACCGTAGAAGGTGTTTGGCCGAGGATGCGTGCAGCTACTAACCCCGGTGGAATTGGACACGCTTGGGTGAAAAAGTATTTTATTGACCCTGCACCGCCTGAGACTGTTTGGACAACTGATGAAGGAATGACAAGATGCTTTATTCCGGCAACAGTTTATGACAATCCTTATTTGATGGAGGCAGACCCCGGATATATTAGGCGTCTTGAATCTTTGGATGAGGACAGCAAACGTGCTCTTTTATACGGTGATTGGGATGTGTTTGCAGGACAAGCTTTCAAGGAATTTAATCGTGACCTGCACGTTGTTAAACCTTTTCCGATACCTAAGAATTGGACAAGATACAGGTCGCTTGATTGGGGTTATTCTAAGCCCTTTGCGGTGCTTTGGGGTGCTGTAGACGGAGATGAAAATATTTATATTTACCGCGAGCTTTATGGCTGTGAAAAAGGCAGATACGACACAGGGATAAAGTTAGATGCCAAAGAAGTTGGTAAGGAAATCGCAAAGCTAAGCAGGTTTGAGAAATACAGAAAGTCTGTGGCCGATCCTGCTTGTTTTTCTAAGCATGGCTACAAAGGAGAAACCATAGCAGACTTACTAAAAGAAGGCGGAGCAAAGTTTGAAAGGGGCTACAATGACAGGATTCAAGGCAAGAACTATATACATGAAAAACTGAAAATCAAAGATGATGGCAAGCCCTCCTTGTTTATTTTCGAGAATTGTATTCACTTAATCCGCACTCTTCCTGCTTTGGTTTATGATAAATCAAAACCTGAGGACGTAGACACTAAAGGCGAAGATCACCTCTACGATGCCCTTCGCTACATGGTATCTGCAAGAATGAGGCACTTCACACAAAAGAAATCACCCATCAGAAGGCCCGTAAATCCATATACCGGGAGGTGAGATGATTGGCCGAAGAAAAGAAAGACCCTTTGGAGATAGTTGTTGAGGACTTTAAAAGAGCACAAGAGGCAAGACAGCCGCGGGAAGATAAATGGAAAAGATATTATGAGCTTTACAGAAGCTATGTTGAAAATAGAAATGATGGGCTTTCTAACTTATTCATTCCGTTGGTGTTCGCTGCTATCGAAACTGTTTTGCCTCGTCTTGTTGAAGCTATCTTCGCAAGCAGACCGTACTTGGCTGTACTCCCTAGAGAACCGCAAGATGTTGACAATGCGAGGGTAATGGAGACATTAATCGATTATCAGCTTGTAGACAAAATGAACATTGTTCGCAAGTTTAACAATTGGATTCGTGAATGTCTTATTTACGGCACCGCCGTTGGAAAAGTAGGATGGAGATTTGAGACAAGACCGAGAATAGTAAGGGTTCCCCGGCTTGAGATTTTTGGCGTTAAGTTTGGCGAAACCACTAGAGAAGAGCAGACTGTATTTTACGATGACCCCGATTTTGAACCAATCGATTTATTTGACTTCTTTATTGACCCTGATGCTACAACGATAGACGAAGCTGCTTTCTGCATACATCGCTCTTACCGCTCCATGAGCTATCTTAAAAAGCAGGCCGAAAACGGTATCTACGAGAACATAGATAAGCTTGAAGAATTAACAGCTTCGGGTACTATCACAAGTAATGAGCGTATATCTGATATAGGTCTTGGCGGTGGCACTTCGGGTAAAAAATTTGAAGTCTTAGAGTATTGGACAGATGATAGGGTAATTACGGTTGTTGAGCAGCAGGTGGTAATTCGTGACGCTAAAAACCCCTACTACCATCGCAGAAAGCCCTTTATAAGCATAGTGGACGTGCCTGTACCACATGAGTTTTATGGCATTGGCGAAGTAGAACCGATTGAGTATCTTCAGTATGCCTATAACGATTTTGTAAACCAAATCATGGACAATATTAACTTGTCTATTAACAAAGTTTGGGTTGCGAATAAAGAAGCTGATATCGATCCAACGCAGCTAACAGTTAAACCGGGGCACGTGATATGGGCTGAGGATATACACAATGATTTACGAGAAGTGGTGTTTTCTGATAACACAGGCTCAGCTTTTAATATGTTGGGGCTTATGGAAAACCAAATTCAAAATGTTTTGGGTGTATTTGACTATATAAAGGGAGCTACACCTTCACGTGCTGAAACGGCAACAACGGTTACAAGTCTGCAGGAAGCTGCTAATATGCGCTTTAAGCAGAAAATCCGCACAATAGAGATTATGGGCTTGCGTGACCTTGGCCGCTTTATGATTCAATTGAATCAACAATTTGTTGATAGGACGCGGCTTATTCGTGTGGTTGGTGCAGAAGGAGAAATGTTCCAAGAAATTTCTCCCGAAGAAATAGGCGGCGACTTTGATTTAATTCCTGTAGGTTCAAGTGTTGATCCGATTGCTAATAAGTTTTCAAGGCAGAATCAGTTGATTAACCTTTATAATACAATCGGGCAGCACCCGCTTATAAATCAGCAAGAATTTTTGAAGATTATCTTCGATGCCTTCGATGTTAAAGAACATTCAAGGTTAATCAATCCAATGCAGATGATGCCGCAGCAGCAGGGTGCAGGCGAGCCAATGCCGCAGATACCACCGGATATTCCGCCTATAGAGGGACAAGAGCTACCACCGGCACCGATGGCTCCTGAGGGTGAGCCGTTGCCTATCGATCCTGCTTTAATGCCGCCGGAAGGAGGGCCTGCTCTTGAGTGAAATTGATTATAAAAAGGTTCAAGTCATGCAAGATCTTATGTCACTTCTTGAATCTCCGGGTTGGCAATATATTAATGATTACCTAGAACACAAAAAAAATCGTGCTCAAGCAGAATTATGCAGCAAAAACTTCACTGATATATGCGAAGTAATTAGGCTTCAGGAAAGATTAAAGATGGTAGAGGGGGTGTTTGGAGAAATTAATCGATTGATTGAAGATGGTAAACGCGAACTTAAAAAAGAAATTTAAGAAAGGCAGGTAAAAACTATGGTTACTAAATGCGACAACCCTAAGTACGAATCCCCGCTCTTCGATCTGCAGCTTTTTGCTGACGAGGATGGAGGCGCCTCTGCTGATGATATTTTTGCCGGCATAGATGAATCTGCAGATGCCGAAGGCGGACAAGGTTCGGAAGGGGCCGCAGAGGAAACCTTCTCTAACGCGCAGGAAGATGGCTCCCCTGAAGAAGGACAAGAGTTAATCTTCGGCAAGTTTAAGACACTCGAAGAAGCCCAAAAGGCATATTTCAATGCTGAGGCAGAGCTTACAAGACGTTCACAAGAGCTTGCACAGTATAGGCGACAGCAGGAAATGATGCAAGCTCAACAGCAGTACCCTCAACAACAAGAACAATATGATCCCAACGAATTAAAGCGGCAATTTTTAAATGCATTTGTTGAGGATCCTATTGGCGCACTGCAAGCTGTGATGGAAAGCACTCAAAGAGAGCAATTGCAGCCAATCTATCAAGATATGCTGGTAAGAAACATTGATAGTGCAGTATCAAAGCTTCAAAGTAAATATGAGGATTTTAATCAACTTGAGGATAAAATGACTGAATATCTACAATCCAATCCTTCGATTCTGCAAGCTTTCCCCTCTATCGAGCAGAGCTTTGAAGCTATCTACAAGATAGTAAAGGCCGACATGGCGCAGCAAGCAGTGCAGCAAGCAAAAGAAGAAGGCCGCAATGAAGCATACGCGAACATTCAGGCCAAAAAAGGAGCTTTTTCCGAAGGTTCGCAAGCAAAAACTAACTCGGCAAAAACTCCTGAGCAACAAATTATAGAAGGCATTTTAGGTGCAGGTACAGGAGGCTTTGCCGATCTGTAAGGAATGATTATAGATGGCACATACAGTTATTGATATTAATCAAGATCGTAGAATAGTCGATATGTCGAATACCATTCACTTGCTTCGTCCAAGTGAAGCACCCCTTGTGGTGTTACTGCAAAGATTGGCGAAAGAAACCGCTTACGATGTGGAGTTTAAGTGGCTAGAGCAGGGCGATATCGAAATGTGGGATACAGTAACTTCCGCTGTTGTAGCAGGTGGCGAAAATCATCCTATAAAGATTCCTGTTTCTAACCCTGATATCTTCAGCCCTGACGATATCGTTGAGATTCCTTCTACCAGTGAGTTAGTGCTTGTTAAAAAAGTTACCAACGAAGGGGGCGATAAGAGCATTACAGTTACCCGTGGATGGGCTGGTACTACACCTGCAAACATTGCTAAGAACGCAGCCCTTCATAGAATTGGCGATGCACAGCTAGATTATTCCAAGTCTC